GCAATAAATTTAAGAAAAGACATGCTAAAAACATTTCTATAGGAAAAATGTCTGCGGCATACTGGTCAAATGAGGTTAAATGGTAAAGAATATGAAAAACTTTAAACAATTTCTTTCAGAAAGTATCACTATTAATGGTGATTTTAATGGAACTCTCAATGTAGGAGGTTCCGAACCACAACAACAGCAGGAAACTTATTCTGCAGATATTGTGTGGGAAGGTAAGATGTATCGTTTGGAAGTAGAAGGTAAGATACTTTCAAAGAAAGAACTTGCCGAACAAATTCAAGGAGAATATCCTGGTGCAATGGTACACAATGTATATCCAGGTGAGGTAAATACTTCAAGGATTAAAAATTCTCAAAGGTATCAACCTGAAAGATTATCGTGGAGTGACTAATGGCACAGTGGAATAAGAATACACAGGACTTTCTCAATCAAGAGAGAAGTCTCTTTGAGGTTAATGGTGTTGCAACAAGGGACGTAAGAATAGTAGATAACATTAACAGATTTCCCGTAAGTATAAATCCAGATGCTTTTGGGAGAACGAGAGTATCAAGTCCATTAACTTTATTTGATTCTTCACACAGATTTGCCGACAATAATCTTTGGAGCACGGCAACTGTAACTGGAGGATCTACCAGTTTTAATGCTAGTCAAGGATTAGTTGATTTAACAGTAACTACTGTAGCAAACGCAGAAGTAGTTAGAGAAACAACAAAGGTATTTTCTTATCAGCCAGGAAAATCTCTTCTTGTAATGAGCACCTTTGTTCCAGCAACACCACAAACAAATCTTCGCCAGAGGATTGGATATTATGGTGCTAGTAATGGAATGTATTATCAACTAGATGGATTAACTCCAGCATTCGTAGAAAGAACTTTAGTTACTGGATCAGTAACAGAAACTCTCATTAGTCAAACTGGTGGTGTTTATGGTGCTGGCGATACTGGATGGAATGGAGATAAACTAGATGGAACTGGTCCATCTGGTCTTACACTATCAAAAGATAAAGCACAAATTCTTTGGATGGATATTGAGTGGTTAGGTCTTGGATCTGTAAGAATGGGATTTATTATTGATGGTCAATTTATTACTTGTCACACATTCCACCACGCAAATAGAATGTCATCTACTTATATCACAACTGCTTCATTACCTTTACGATACGAGATTAAAAATACTGGTGTTACTGCTGGCGGCACTTTAAAGCAGGTTTGTTCCACAGTCATTTCTGAAGGTGGTTATGAGCTTCGTGGATTACAACAAGCAGTTGGAACACCAATTCTATCTCCAAGGAATTTAGCTGACAAAGGAATATACTATCCACTAATTTCATTAAAGTTAAAAACAACTCGTTTAGATGCTGTAGTAATTTTAACAGCATTATCAATATTGGGATTGGGAGATAGCACATATAATTGGCAAGTAATAGCAAGCGGATCTACTACTGGTGGAACATGGGTAAGTGCTGGCACAGATAGTTCAGTAGAATATAATATAACTCCAGCAAGTATCACGGGCGGAAGAATTTTAGCAAGTGGTTATATAGATAGTAGTAAACATAATATTGGATCAATAGATATTCTTAAAGAAGCATTATTCAAATTTCAATTAGAAAGAAATGGATTAACTGGAACTCCATTAGAATTATCTATTGTTGCTACTTGTGATAAAGATAATAAAACTATGCACGCTTCTATGGACTGGGAAGAAATTAGTAGGTAATTGATTATGAGTGACGTATATCTTGGTAATCCATAACATTAAATGGTACTGTTGGAGTTGCTGGAACTTTAAGTTTCTTGAGAACTCACAGAATGTATGTTGATACTGGTAATACTAATATAGGTAACATTACAGTATCAATTGCTTCTACAGTAACTTGTGCAATTGCTCCTGGTATGGGCCAGTCACAAGTTGCTTTCTATACAGTTCCTAGAGGTAAGAGTGCATTCTTAAAACAGTTCACAGCAACTCAGAATAAGAACCAAGAAAGTTCTATAAGACTCTTTCAGAGATATCCTAATAGTGGTAATAGACCATATAGGGTTGTGACTGAACTAAATCTATATGGAAGTAATATGATTAAACCATATAGTTTCCCAGTATTCTTTGGAGAGAAAACTGATTTAGAAACGAGAGCATATACTGGAGCAAACTGCACTGCATCAGCAATGTTTGATTTGTTGGTGGTAGATAATAGTACTCTTGGTGTCTAAAAATACATGAATTATTAATCTTAGAGTTGCCTGAGAATAAATAGAGTAACTATCACCATTGTCAGATGACTGAACAGAAACCTATGCAAATGTCAGATGACACTGCGGTGGCAATGCCAATCCGAAATATTATTGGGATTGTTGCCGGTGTGTCTGTTGCTACCTGGGCATATGGTGGAGTAATTGAACGAATCAACAACCTTGAAACCACCGCAACATTAAATCAACAAGATATTGAACTAAATAATGAATTCCGAATTCTATGGCCTCGTGGTGAGATGGGTAGCTTGCCCGCTGATGCCAGACAGGATATGGAGATTGAAGCCTTGACTAGATATATAGAGGATGTTTTAGAAGAGGTTGAAGAGAACGATGATTGGATTGACAACTTTGGGCCACCTGCGGGTGTACTGGCAACAGTAGAAAGAGTCCGTGAGTTGGAAGTACAGATAACTCTTTTAGAGGATCAGGTTGAACGACTAGAGTCACAAATAAAAGAACAAAGACGAGGTAGTGAATGAGTAATGATGTCTATTTGGGCAACCCATTATTAAAAAAAGCAAATACTCCGATTGAGTTTACAGAAGAACAAATTATTGAGTTCCTCAAATGTAAACAAGATCCAATTTATTTTGCAAATAACTACATTAAAATTGTTTCTCTTGATGAAGGTCTAACACAGTTTCATCCATATCATTTTCAAGAAAAATTAATTCATAATTTTCATAATCACAGATTTAATATCTGTAAAATGCCGCGACAGACGGGAAAATGTTTTAATATAAATACAAAAATAAGAATAAAAAATAAAAAAACTGGTAAAATATTAGAACTAAGTATTGGTGAATTTTATAAAAAACTCAAGAAAAAAAGTGATACTAACGTGCCTTGATTGCGGTGAAGTCATAAAAGGCGGATCTCATATGTCAAGGCACGTAAAAATTAGTCACGGATATTCTTCTTATGATGAATATAAAATCAAACATAATCTAATAAAGACAGAATCCGATCTAAAATCTGAAGGTGCAATTTCTTGCAAACTTTGTGGATTATTTTCTCACGACTTAACTTCACACATACTAAGAACTCATAAAATTTCACCAAAGAAATATAAAGAAGAATATGGCGAAATTAGAAGTGAAAAGTATTTAACCAATCAATCAAAAAATATTGCTGGAGAAAAAAATCCTGCATATAATCATAATGGAAAATATTCATCACTGTCAAAAAATTTTATATATGCCGATAGTGTAGACAAAAAATCGATAATTGATAAAATATCAAACTCCAATAAAAATAATGGGAATAATGATACTACATTAATATATTGGATTAATAGGGGGTTTACAGAAAAAAAATCTAAAGAAAAAATAAAAGAAAGACAAACAACTTTTACATTAGAAAAATGTATAGAAAAATATGGAAAAGAAAATGGGATATTGAGATGGAAAGATAGGCAAGAAAAATGGCATAATAGTTATAAAAAAAGTAAAAAGAATGGATACTCTAAAATATCACAAGAACTCTTTTGGAAATTATTTGAAAGAATTAATATATATGTAAAAAAGTTTATATTTTTTGCTGAACTTAATGAAGATAAAAATCTAGATACTAGTGGATTAAACAATGAATACAGATTAAATCTTGATAATAGATTTATTTTTCCAGACTTCATAAATATTGATAGTAAAAAAATTATAGAATTTGATGGCACTTATTGGCACGGAAAACATATAATTAAAAATACAAATAGATTGAGAGATCATCAAAGAGATGAAATTATAATTAAAAATGGATATAGTGTTCTTCATATTAAAGAAGAAGATTATGGAAATGACAAAAATGATGCTGTTGAAAAATGTTTGGAGTTCTTAAATGGATAAATTCATTGAACAAATAGAAACTGATGAATGGGAAATTGAAACTCCTTCTGGATGGCAATCATTTTCTGGAGTAGGAAAAACCATAGAATATGAAGAATGGGAAATCATAACTGAAAATGGAAAATCTCTAATATGTGCTGATGAACATATATTAATAACTGATAATTGGGAAGAAAAATTTTGTAAAGATCTTAAAATTGATGATTATATACAAACTATTGATGGAATAGAAAAAATAGATAAAATTGAAAAAAAATCGGGAAAATCAAATATGTATGATGTTCTTGATGTTGAAAATGGAAATATATTTTATAGTAATGGGATTGTTTCCCACAACTCAACTACTGTGGTATCATATCTTTTACATTATGCACTTTTTAATGACAGTGTAAACATTGGCATTCTGGCAAACAAGGCATCTACTGCTAGAGAACTGTTAGGAAGATTAGCAACTGCATTCGAAAACTTGCCAAAATGGATGCAGCAAGGTATCCTAGTGTGGAACAAAGGAAACATCGAGTTAGAAAATGGCAGTAAGATATTGGCAGCTTCTACATCTGCGAGTGCTGTCCGAGGCATGTCGTTCAATATCCTCTTTCTCGACGAATTCGCATTCGTCCCGAATCACGTCGCTGACTCATTCTTTGCATCTGTTTATCCTACTATTACTTCTGGTAAAAACACAAAGGTAATTATTGTATCCACACCACATGGTATGAATCACTTCTACCGTATGTGGCATGATGCGGAAAGAAATAAAAACGAATATATTCCTACAGAAGTTCATTGGTCAGAAGTTCCTGGTAGAGATGTAGTTTGGAAAGAACAAACAATTGCAAACACATCAGAAGAACAGTTCCGTGTAGAGTTTGAATGTGAGTTCTTAGGTTCTGTCAATACTCTTATCAACCCATCAAAACTCAAAACTTTAGTATATGATGATCCGATACAGAGAAATGCTGGATTAGATGTTTATGAAAATCCAATTAAGGAACATAATTATCTAATTACTGTTGATGTTGCTCGTGGTCTTGGTAATGATTACTCTGCATTTATCGTTTTTGATATTACAGAGTTTCCGTATAAGGTAGTTGCAAAGTATAGAAATAATGAAATTAAACCAATGTTATTTCCAAATATCATATTTGATGTAGCAAAGGGATATAATTATTCTTGGTTATTGATAGAGGTTAATGATATTGGTGATCAGGTTGCTAGTATTCTCCAGTATGATTTGGAATATGAAAATATTCTTATGTGTGCCATGAGAGGTCGTAATGGTCAAGTTGTTGGATCAGGATTTAGTGGCAAAAAATCTCAACTTGGAGTTCGTACAACTTCTGCAGTTAAAAAATTAGGATGTTCAAATCTCAAAACTCTTGTAGAAGATGATAAATTACTTGCGTCTGATTATGAAATTATATCTGAACTTACTACATTCTCCCAGAAAGGAAACTCTTTCGAAGCAGAAGAAGGATGTAATGATGATTTGGCAATGTGCCTTGTAATATTCTCTTGGTTAGTAGCACAAGAGTATTTCAAGGAGATGACAGAGAATGATGTAAGAAAGAGAATATATGAAGAACAAAAAAACCAAATTGATCAAGATATGGCACCATTTGGATTTATTGAAGATGGGATTAATAGTGAGACAAGTTTTGTAGATGATTCTGGAGATAGGTGGTATACGGATGAATATGGTGACATGTCTTATATGTGGGACTATAAGTGATGTCTTTGGATGAAGAATTAGAATTAGAACATTTATTATTTTTTGATCGTAAATGTAGAGTTTGTGGGAAGGTTAAAAGTTTAATGGATGATTTTTATCTAACTAGAAAAAATAAAAAAACATTTTCATCTGCATATTCATATGAATGTAAAGAATGTACAGTTAAAAGAGTGAGTAAAGGTAGAAAGAGTAGTTTGAAATGGGAATATCCTGATTGGTAAGTATTCACGCATCGTTTCCCCACTGAAAATAGACTTTTTACTAAATATTTTTAGATAAATTTGGCTGCGAGGAAAAAAAAGATGCCACTAAATTTAGCATCTCCTGGTATTGTAGTAAGAGAAGTAGACTTAACTGTCGGTAGAGTAGATCCAATTTCTGATAGTGTCGGTGCAATTGTTTCACCTTTTGCACAAGGTCCTGTAGACGTTCCTACACTAATTGAAAACGAAAGAGACTTACTAGATACCTTCGGGAAATCTTATGGAACAGATAAGCACTATGAGCACTGGTTAGTTGCTTCTTCTTATTTGGCATATGGAGGATCATTAAGAGTTGTAAGAGCAGATGATGCCGGTCTACAAAATGGACTTGTTGGTACTGCTAACAGCATTAAAATCAAGAGTTTAGATCATTACGAAGAATTGGGATATGATGAAAACCCAATTTCTGGTGTAGTTGTTGCTGCCAGAAATCCAGGAACATGGGCAAATGGTTTAAGAGTTGGTATTATCGATTCTAAGGCAGATCAAATCCTCACTCTATTATCTGATACTGAAATTGAGGTTGGAATGGGAGTTACCCAAACAATTTCAGCAGTACTTCCCGGAGCAGGAACTACTTCAGTTCTTGATGGATACTTGAAAGGTATTGTAACTCAAGTTGCTGGTTCGGATGCTTATGTAAAACTTCTTGAGCATGTCTCTGCAGCAGGAACAGTTACTGAAGTTGATTATCAACCATCTGGTGTTTATGCATTCTCCGGAACTGGAAGTGTTGCAATACACACTGCAGGACAATCAGTATCTTATGCATCAACTTCAGTAACTTCACAAAAAGATTGGTTCGATCAACAGACATTACAAACAACAGCAAACTCAAGTATTAAATGGAACATAATTGCTGATCGTCCCGGAACTTCCCAATATGCGGCAGCAAGAGGATCTAGATTTGATGAAGTTCATGTTGTTGCTATTGATGGAGATGGATCAATAACATCAAATTCCGGAACGGTAATTGAAAAGCATCTTGGTTTGTCAAAAGCAAAAGATGCTGAATTTTCTCTTGGTTCTCCTTCATACTGGAGAAAATTTATCGCAAATGGTTCACCAAACCTTTTTGCGGGATCACAACCAGTAGGTGTTGTAACAACCGGATTTGCAAGTGGTGGAACTGGATTTGATCTGGAGGGTGATGTAGGTTGGGATCAAGAAGCTGAAGGAATAACTTTTGCAGCAATTGGAAGTTTAAATGCTAAATTGAGTAAAGGTTGGAATTACGGTGGAAAAACAGATCTTTTAACACCCGGAGCATTAAGTTCTGGTTTAGATGGATTGGTTTCTGGATATGGACTATTTGAAAATACTGACAATTTTGATGTAAATTTCATTCTTATGGGATCTGCAGGATATGATAAATCAAGTGCTCAAGCACTTGCGAATAAGTGTATTGCAGTTGCCGAAGCAAGAAAAGATTCAGTAGCATTCATCTCACCATATAGAGGTGCTGCTCTTACCGATACTAATGATGATAGAGCAGCAACTGTTAATTCAGATGATACTATTACTGATAACGTAGTTAGTTTCTATTCCCCAATCACTTCATCATCGTATGCAGTTTTTGATAGTGGTTACAAGTATATGTTTGATAGGTTTGCAAATACCTTCAGATATGTTCCACTAAATGGAGATATTGCTGGTCTTTGTGCTAGAAATGATATTAATAACTTCCCTTGGTTCTCTCCCGCAGGAACTTCTAGAGGTGCGATTTTAAATGCAGTTAAACTTGCATATAATCCAGGTAAAATTCAAAGAGATGTACTTTATTCTAATAGAGTTAATCCAGTAATATTCTCACCTGGTGCAGGTATTATTCTCTTTGGAGATAAAACTGGATTTGGTAAGTCTTCTGCTTTTGATCGTATCAACGTTCGTAGATTGTTCATCTACCTTGAAGATGCAATTGAAGCAGCAGCAAAAGATCAACTGTTCGAATTCAACGATGAAATTACAAGAACTAACTTTGTAAACATTGTAGAACCATTCCTTCGTGATGTTCAGGCAAAGAGAGGTATTTTTGATTATGTAGTTGTTTGTGATGAAACAAACAACACTGCTGCAATCATAGATAATAATGAATTTGTAGCGGACATCTTTATCAAACCTGCAAGATCAATTAACTTCATCGGTCTTACGTTTGTTGCCACTAGAACTGGCGTCTCGTTTGAAGAAGTAATCGGTAACGTTTAATTTAGAGGTTAAAAAAAATGGCAACTAGGACACAACGCAATAACATCCCTTTAAGAAAAATCACCGACTTTAAAAGTAAGATGGGTGGTGGGGGAGCAAGACCCAATCTATTTGAGGTAGAATTATCATTCCCGTCAGCTGTTCAAGTTGATAATGATATTTTGCAGAGAGCAAGATTTCTCGTAAAAGCAGCAGCACTTCCTGCTTCAACAATAGCACCAGTTGACGTTCCATTTAGAGGACGTATTTTAAAAGTTGCTGGTGATAGAACATTTGAAACTTGGACAATCACAGTAATTAATGATGTTGATTTTGCAATTCGTTCATCTTTTGAAAAGTGGATGAATACAATTAATAGAATGAACGATGGTAGTGGTTTAACTGATCCTGATTCTTATCAGGCAGATGCATTTGTTTATCAACTAGATCGTGATGGTGGCATCTTGAGAACATATAAGTTCTATGATTTGTGGCCAACAAATATCAGCACTATTGATTTAAGTTATGATACAACTGACACTATTGAAGAATTTACTGTAGAAATGCAGGTTCAGTGGTGGGAAGCATACAAAGGAACATCATCTCAAGCAGGTGGTGAAGATATCAACTAAATAATAAGATAGTAGTCTAAGATAGTTTATAATATGGCAAAACTTTTTGGTTTTTCTATTGATGATGTAGAAAAGAAATCCAAATCTGCAGTTTCCCCTGTCCCCGTGAATAACGAGGATGGGGTTGATAACTATATTAGTAGTGGATTTTATGGTTCGTTTGTAGATATTGAAGGTCAATATAGAACAGAATTTGATCTAATAAAAAGATACAGAGAGATGTCACTTCATCCAGAAGCGGATGGTGCCATCGAAGATGTTGTAAATGAAGCAATTGTGAGTGATCTTTATGATTCTCCAATTGAAATTGAATTGTCTAATTTAAATGCTACAGATAATTTAAAGAAGGCAATTAGACAAGAATTTAAGTATATTAAAGAAATCTTAGACTTTGATAAAAAGTCACACGAAATTTTTAGAAATTGGTATGTTGATGGAAGACTTTATTATCATAAAGTAATTGATCTTAAAAAACCTCAGGAAGGAATTAAAGAACTGAGGTATATCGACCCAATGAAGATGCGGTTTGTCCGCCAAGAAAAGAAGCAAGATAAGAATGCTATTGTCCCAAATATTGCTGGTCGTGATGAACAGAAAAATGGTATTGCTCCCGAGATTGAAGAGTATTTTGTTTATACACCAAAACCAAACTATCCAACAGGAAACTTAACTGGTGGTGGCGGAAATAAAGGAACTAAAATTGCAAAAGATGCAATTACATATTGCACTTCAGGTCTTGTAGATAGAAATAAAGGTTCTGTTCTCTCTTATCTTCATAAGGCAATCAAGGCACTCAATCAACTTAGAATGATTGAGGATTCTTTGGTCATCTATAGATTATCAAGAGCACCAGAACGTCGTATTTTTTATATTGATGTTGGCAATCTTCCTAAAGTAAAGGCAGAACAATATCTTCGTGATGTTATGAATCGTTATCGTAACAAACAAGTTTATGATGCAAACACTGGAGAGATTCGTGATGATCGTAAATTTATGAGTATGATGGAAGATTTCTGGCTTCCTCGTAGAGAGGGTGGTAGAGGAACTGAGATTACAACTCTTCCAGGTGGTCAAAACTTAGGAGAACTCGCTGATATTGAGTATTTCCAAAAGAAACTTTATAGAGCACTTGGAGTTCCAGAATCAAGAATTGCTGCCGATGGTGGTTTTAATCTCGGACGTTCTTCTGAAATCTTAAGAGACGAACTTAAGTTTGCTAAGTTTGTTGGTCGTCTGAGAAAGAGATTTGCTCAGATGTTTAATGATATGTTGAAGACACAGTTAATCCTTAAGAACATTGTTTCTGTGGAAGACTGGGATAGAATTAGTGATCATATTCAATATGATTTCTTATATGATAATCAGTTTGCGGAACTCAAAGAAACAGAAATGTTGAATGAGAGACTTGGTGTTCTCGCAACTATTGAACCTTATATCGGTAAGTATTATTCCCAGAAGTGGGTTCGTAGTAAAGTTCTTCGTCAGACTGATGGAGAAATGATTGAAATGGATGAGCAGATTGAACAAGAAATCAAAGATGGTATTATTCCAGATCCAAGTGCTGTTGATCCAATAACTGGAGAACCATTACCACAAGGAGGTGAACAGGGAATGATGGGCGATGTTCCGATGGAACCTGAAGTAGATGGTGGAATGACTGAAGTAGACGGCAAAGCTGCTGAGATATAAATATAAAATATAGATATATTAAACTTTCATGGAAGAAATTGTAAATTTAATTGGATCCGACTCTTCGGCATCTGATATTAGTGATAAAATCAAAGATGTTTTGTATGCAAAGGCAGCAGGACATATTGATAATGCTCGACCAGTAGTTGGAGCATCTATGTTTGGTGACGAATCACAATCAGAGGATCAAGAATAATGGCAATTGCAGAAACATCATTATCTCCAAATAATTGGGTAAAAATTGGAGATAATGTTACTAGTATTACTTTTCAATGCACTAGTCAATTTCCTATTATAATCGGCATTACTACTAATAATGTTGCATTAACATCCACTGCTCCGGGATTAGTTTATAATCAATACGAGGGAGAAGTTAAAAAATTAGTTGCTGATTTATCTTATGAAACTTCTCCAGTATATGTTTGGGCAAAAGCAAGAACATCTCATGGAACAGTAGTATACGAAACACCTTAATAAGGATTAATAATGTCCATTAAGTCTCCATTAAATCGTCAATTCGGTACTCAATTTGACTCTGTATTTGATGTAGTAAAATCAAATCCAATGTACGATAAATCTGGTGGTAAAATACCATCATTGGATTTAAATTTTGCAAAAAGTAAATCACTCAGAGATTCTAGAAGTACTAAAAATAAAATCACCTTCATCCGTGCCAGTAGTGGGACGTATGTTGACAGTGATGGGTTGATTAAGACCAGTCCGGTAAACTTAAAACCCTATAGTGAAGAGATTGACACATATGGCACCACTGAGGTTACTGTTACTGCAAATCAATTTACATCCCCTGACGGAACTTTCACCGCTGATAGGGCCGATATCACATCAGCAAACAGTCTTCATTTTGTACAAGTAGGAGAGACTACGCCGGGAAGTACCTCATCGACTACAAGTGTTTACGTTAAAGCCATCTCTAACGTCACTCAAATTCAGTTGAATAGTAGTATTAGCGGAGGTCGTGCTTCTGCTGTTTTTGACCTTGTTAATGTCACCACTGATAGTGCTTCAACTAGTAATGTTATTTTTGTTGACTCTTCAATTTCTTCTGTTGGTAATGGTTGGTATAGGATCTCTCTGGCCCAGACTACAAATGGTAGTAATGCTCCTACAGTTAAACTTAGTTTTACCAACGGTAATGCTGATGCCAACGATGATCGCAATGGTCAAACGTTCGTCGGCACTAACGAAAGTGTCGCCGTGTGGGGAGTACAAGTAGAAGAAGGCATAACCGTTACTGACTACATCCCAACAGGTGCAACAATCAGTGGAGCACCACGATTTGATCATGACCCCGTGACTGGTGAAAGTCTGGGGTTGTTGATTGAAGAGAGTAGGACTAACGATGCTTTCTACAGCAACGACTTCACACAATGGGTGACCACAGCTACTGGAGGAGT